AAATGAAGACAATACTTACATTGTTGGTTGGACGCGGCTCACGGATCGCTATGGTTATGTCCCGCCTAAAGTTGCAGGACCTCAAACACAAATAAATCTTAAAGAGACAACTAAAGAATTAAATAAAAATGAAAGAAGTTTGAAAGGTCTTTATGCAGAAGCACAAAGTAAAATACAAAGATTAGCAGGTCAACGAGAAATGAACCAAGCAGACATTGATGAAATTATGGATGATTTTGGTACCACTGATGCTGTTCAAATGAGTGTTATAAATAAATATGCTGATCAATTGAATGAAGTAAGCCCTGGTCTTGTTGATCAGATGGATGAGCTTATTGTAAGGAATAGAGATTTACAAGAACAAATTACTAAAGCATCGGGCGTTGATCCGAGCGGCGTGGTTCGTGTCACGTTTGCCGATGAGATACAATCAGATATTCTGCAAGCAGCAGCCATGCGTAAACAACAACTGGCCGCGGCCCTTCGCAAGATACAAGAAGAGGGAAAAGAATCAACAAACTTACAAGGTCTTAACCGTGTATCAGAGGCAGCTCTTAATTTCTTTGAAGAAAATAAATCAGTCTTCAGACCATTAGAGAAATCGCCTGAAGAAATGAAATTGTTAAATAAACAAATGCTAAAACTAGATGAAGAGGTAGACAATCTTGTTAACAAATATATTGCAACACGTGAGCTTGATGATGCAGAGCTAGCTAGACTTGGAACATTATTGAATGATAATATTGACAAGATGTTAAATGAAGTAATGACAATTGATGGGGCTACAATGTCAGGACTGTTTCCTGATCTGCCATTAAAGAACAGAGAAGAGTGGGCAGATGCTTTAATTAAAAAAGATTTATATGAACTAGCGTACAGAAAGTTTGTATTAAAAGATCCAAATGCATCAGATTACTACGCAACA